CGCGTGGTTTATTTCCCCACTGGCTGGCTTGTGTATTATTGCACATCTGACTGTGTTGCATGTCAAATGGTGGAGGGTTCGTACACCGTTGACATGGACACAGGATCGTCAGACGGAGATTGTGCTGACGATGAGGAGGGATGCGGACTCGGAGCCGATCTTGCCTCCAGTAGAACTTCCTCAACCGCTTGTTCCTGTGAATGTGGGTGCTCCTGTTGTGATCCCACATGTCACTGCTGCGGTCGATGAAGAACCGGAGTGGATGCCGGAACCGTCGGAGGACGGTTTGGAGAGTGGTGATGATACTGAATCAGATGATGACACTGTTAGCATCATTTCTGATGTTGATAGTGTTATTTCAATTGATTCAGTTGAACCAGTTGATGCGGTTGTGCCTGTGCCAACGCGTCCACGTGATGTTGATGAGGAACTTCCAGTTGATTTCGTTCCAAATCGGCATTACATTGGATGGTTGATGGGTGAAGTTAAGGTGCAGTTTGGATGTCCAACGATGTCCGAAGCTAATCGGTTGATGGTTCGCCGATGGGTTCGCGATAAAATGCGTGAACGCAAAATGCGTGTTACACATCAACGACAGTGGTTGGACGTTGTAGCCAATAGTGTCTTCCTTCCTAGTGACGAGGACATTATGGCACGCGAGATGCTCATGTCTCGCTCTGCTCGTAAATTGATCACTAGGTACACTAGCCCCTTGTACACGTGGTGGGGTCAGTGTATTCCTGAACCCTTTTCTCGCGATTGAGGGGGCCTTGTTTATAACACTGGTGTTAGTACCAGGTCATTGCTGGATGATCCCAGAATCAGTGTTAATAAACAGGGTCCGTTGGTGCGTGAGAGGAGAATGTTCTCGGTGTCAGGAATCGTTCCATTAGCTCGGTGGGGTGTCCACAATAATGATGTGGATACAACAGCACGAGCTATTCTGGAGAGGGTCCTATTGTGTAAGGATACAGGCACTTGGCAACGTCCTCCTGTTGTCAAGCAATATGTTTGGGACACTATGTTGTACGGGTTTAAGAAAGAGTTGCTTAAACATAGTTATTGTGTCGAGCCCTATTCCAAGGATGCATTCGTCTCTTCGTATGAAGGTCGACGCAAAACGCGTATGCAGAAGGCAGCTGATAGTCTTGATCTCGTAGAACTTGATTTTAGAGATGTCCGCCTTTCTACTTTTATTAAAGCGGAAAAGATTCCTTTTCACAAGAAACCTGATCCAGCCCCACGTGTG